TTGACCTGCTACTAGTTCACTTGCATCTTTTAAAGCCTTTAGGTCTGCATAGGTGATGTCTAGTGATAAATCAACATCTTCAGCATCGGCATTTATCGTAATGTCATTACCAACCTTATCAAGCGTTATATTATCGCCTGCTATAATATCGGCTACTTTTAGCTTATCAAGAATATTGCTTGCATTTCTATTAATAGCTGTTACAACATCATGGCTAAAATCGGTTAATAATGTGTCTGTTTTTGGTTGGTAAGGTGTTAAATCTGAACCATTAATAGTTACATCGTTTCCAGAGGTCGATACGGTGATGTTTGTGCCCTCTTTTATGTTGGTTGTCTCTAACTTATCATCTATTGAATCAAGTGGCTCTAACGATACCTTTACGCTTGTATTTGTCGAATCTACCCCTAGTGCATGCAATCCCACATAGGATGATGATAATGGTAATTCACTTACTTTTACTTTTGTTGTCATACTTCCATATCTATATAGTTAATACTGTCCTCTGTTGTTATAAATAATCCATCCTCTGTTGATAGAAGAAATTCTTCAAGCGCGACGGTTGGATTTGGTATAGTTAAAACTAATTCAAACGCAAGCCATAATTTGCCTGTGGTGTACACTTCTGTTACTTTAATACTGTTGTAGTAGCATTGGTACGTTTCGCTCGTAGCATCTACATATAGGTCTCTTGTGCCTGTTTCTGTCAATTCATTGAATAACGTATAATAGTTATTTATTAAGCCGGTCAATAAATCGGCAGTCATCAAACACTTTAACGTTATGTCCTTTGCCTTATATTTGACATTCCCATTATAATAAATCGCTCCGTTGAGCGTACTTATATTTCGGTTTAAATTTTCCTTTACATCGGGTGGCTTTTTAACACTTGATAAACTTCCCTCTAATACTCTTAATCCGTATTCTGATATCGGTATGCCATCTAATGTGTAATCCTCTGAATACGATATATTAGAGATTGGAGCAGTATAATTCCGTAGCGTTAATGGCTCATCGTGTGCTAATTGCACCTTAAGGACAGGCAAACCGTTTGTTAAATCTAGCCCTCCTATGCTAACCATTCTCAACGTTAAAGATAACGAAATATCCACAAAGATGCAAGTGTGATAGGCTAAATCTGATAATTGCAGAATAAACTTATCCATTCTTGGTTGCGATCCTATGAAATTAAATGTTAATTCAAATGTTCGTGTGTCTAATTTCGGATCACTTAAATCAACTTCTAACCCGTTTTCCTCGTGCCAATCATTGTATGATAACTCCTTGAAAACAGGCCACTCTAATAGGTTCTTGTAACTGCCTTCACCTAAGATTGCGCCGTATGATGAATAAACATCATTTCCATCAAGGTATAATTTGTTTGTAAACATGTTAATTTCTTATTTTAATTCCTCTATCTTTGAGTTCAGAAAAACCACTTGAAAGCGTACTTATGCTATTCTCGATATTTTCCAACCTTGATAAATTGTTTGTGTTGTCGTGTATCCCTGCGAGGTGGTTCAAAATCATACTCGTATTCACAACCAATAAATTAACGTTTAGATTAATCATATAGGTATGTGATTGAATCATCGTTAACCTTCCGTTATTCTCATCTACGCTATCCTGTGATGCTGTAGCGATACCACTTGATGACGCCGTACGTTCTGAATCTCCAGAAATATCAAAGCCTGCCTTCGTTGCCTTATCCTCAAACATATTCCAATACTCATCGTATTTATCCTTTGCATCGGGTAAATCTCCCATAAGGTTGTCAAACAACTCTGCTATAGCCTTCGCTTGTTCCCCTGGATCGGTTATTGTTGTTTGGATGGTTAACATATCATCTTGCATCTGTTGCATCAATGGTGCTAATGTAAGCGAGTATATCATTTGTTGTGCTAAATCACTCAACATATCTGAAATACTATCACCAACATCTTCCCATGCATCCTTCCCTGTTTGTGCAGATTCAAGAAAAATATCTGATATTTCCGTACCTAAATCGCCAAATATGTCTGAAAAATAGTCTTTGACTTCATCCATAGCCTCTGTGTAGGCTTCCTTGAAATCATATATCTCATCTATCCTGTCCTTATCTGCTTGTGAAAGTTTTTTGTAAGCATCCGAATTCATAAACGCCTCTAATTTAGCTAAATCAAGTTCACCGTTTTCATCCTCTAAGTCTATACCTGCATCTTTTAACGACTGTCTTTTTTCATCTCTAAACCACGTGGAGTGCTGTATTTGCATTGTCATATCCTCGATCACCTCTAAGTAACTCTTATATTCGCCTAGTGAGCCAGACTCGAGCAAATAGAATTCTTCCATTGAGCGCAAATATTTATTTCTTGATTCTACCATTTCGGCTTCTGCTTTATTTGATCTCTCCAAAGCCTCTATAGAAGCGTTCACGTTATCACGCATAGACGCCCACGCATCATTTCCAAATATAGTGTCCCTATCATCATTACCAATTTTTGCATTTAAAACGGCTAATTCCAACTGATAATTGACTTCTTTCATTGAGGCGATAAACTCATCCATATAATCGGTGCTATTGAACGCATCGGCTATCGCTGTAGCAATCTGTAGGGCAGACGAAATAACGGCTAAAACCAACGATGCCTTTTCAACAGTAGCTATAGCCACAGATGCCGTTGTTGCCGTTGCTGTCATTGCTGTTGATGATGCTGTAGCTAATTGGACTATCCCATTAATCATGGACACACTCGATGTTAGAATAGTGCCCGTAGTCTTCATAATCTCACCAAACGCACCTCCTATGGCATCACCTACTTTCTCGAACTCATCTGACGCACTTCTTAATTCCTCGTTAAGATCGTGCCAATCACTTATTGATTTTTTATTAGGTGATTCATCTGTGCTGTCGGACGCTGTTTTAATAGCCTTTTTTGTTTCTGCTATTTTTGCCCTCGCTGTTGCTAGTTTAATAGAATTTTCACTACTTGGTGCTTCTGCCTGTGCTTGCTCTAGGGCTGTTTTAGCCTCATCTAATACGGTGTTTAGTTCGCTTAATGTCATCGACTTAATAGCACTCAACCATGTTTTATATGAGCCCTCACGTGATGCCAATTGTTCATCCACTTTCAATAGGGCATCTTCCTCTTTCTTGTTTAATTCATCTATGTTTTGTTGTGTAATTCCTTCCTTTAAAGTTCCATCATCATTAACAATTACGCCTTTTTCACTTTCATATTTATCTTGTATATCCTGTCTCTGCTGTTGATAAGACGTGTATTGGTCTAATAATTTTGCAAGGGTATCTTGGTTAGATTTGATTTTCTGTTGCTGTGCGTACTCATTGTAAGCCTTTATTTGGGTTTGTTGAGCAGTCGATAAATCAGACGATGTTACGCTATTTGGATCGAATTTGCCTTTCTTTCCAGAGTTCAAAAATTCTGCACCCTTAACATCTTTGAGTTCATCAACCATTTTGGCTTGACGTGCTTTATTTTCAAGAATACTCTCTTTGTATTGCAACTCATTTTCTGCCATTTCTTTGGCAAAACCATCCTTCATTAACGCTATACGCTTTTTTTCGAGGTCTAAAGCATTTAATTCCTCTTGTGTTGCTACTTCCTTATAATAGTCTTGTATTGACTTCTTACGCTTCTCTAGTGCCTTCTGGTCTGCATCACTTAATGTTTCAACTTCTGCTTTTGCTTCTGGTGTTGCTGTGGTTGCTTCGGTTCGTTTTGCTCCAAACAATTCCTCTGCATCACGCATATTTTGTTCGTAGGCTTCTGACGCTTTCAAAGCTTCATCTACCACATCGCCTATTTTATTGGTAATTAGGCCTCCCGTAATTTCCTCAAATGATGCAATAATACCTTTTGTCGCATCAGTCATCTCGCCACCTTGAATATAGTCTTTTATTCCTTGAAAATATTCTGTAGCCCTCTTTTTCCCTGTTTCTTCGTTATACTGATCGCCAAAACGTTTATCGAGTTCTTTACGTATTTTAGCTAATTTTTCGGCTTCTTGTGTTGCAAATGTATCTGATGATTCTTCCGTATATTTTGCCAAAGCCTTAGCCCTAGCAGTTTCTTTAACGCTTTTTATGATTAAGTCATACGCCTTTGCAACATCGTTAAGGGCTGTTTTCTCATCGCCTAGTTGTTTGAGTTGATCGCCATACTTAGCAAATAAAGCATCTTTTGCAGTCTTATATTCTTCTGTGCCTTTTGTTGCTTCTTTTAATCGGTGAAACATTGCTTGTACTTGGTGCACTTCTGATGCTATGCTTATTTCACTTTCCTCAAAGGACTTGTTGAGGGCTTTTTGCGCCTTCTCTGCATCATCTTCATAAGTAACTAGCTTGTATATTCCATAGGCCAACAAAGCTACAGAAGCAGTCGCAATAGCGTATGGATTAGCCATTATCAAAGCGTTTAACTTAGCTGTAATCGAGGCTAATTTTAACTTCGCAACCCCTAGCAATCCTGTTACCGTTACATTCGCCGTTTGTGAAGCTGTGTTAACATTTGTTGATAGACTATTAACACCTTTAGAAGCTGATTCAACTGCTATTTTCTTTGCGCTAAAATCACGTGATGAACTTTGAAAAGCAATCGCTGTCGTGTTCATTTCCGTTGATGCAAGGGCTACTTTGTTCTGTGCTATTTCAATTTGCTTTGCCGTACCTGTTTTTGTAATTTCTATTAACTCAAGTTTTCTTTGCTCAACAATAGCCTTAGATGCGACGTATTCAGCCCTCCTAGTCGCCGTAATCTTTGCAGACGCTGAAACGCTTGCCCTAGCTTTGATTAGTTCTGATTCTGCTTCTAAGACGTTTTGTTTTGTTGACTCTTTAACGGCCGTATAATATTCAGCAGATGCAACTGATAAGCCTTGCTTAGTGATTAATTCTTGTTGTTCAACGGTTAATAGAGTAAATAATTGCTTTGCCTCTTCTGTGTGGGTAATTGCTATAGTTGACGCCTTAACTGCATTCGTAGCTATTATAGTAGCTTTGTAAACTCCGTAAGTTGCGATTAATGCCCCAATCACTTCGCCTACTTCTTTGTAATGTTGGACTATTTTTGCAGACCCTCCAATAACACCATAGATAAGACCTTCGTTTTCTTCACCCATATCATTCATCATAAGGATGATTTTATCCTTTAGATTGGAAATCTGACCCGTTACGGTCATGTTCATCTTCTCCATGAGGTTAGCAAATTGTCCACCTGCTGACCCCATTTTATGGAACGCTTCCTCGACCTCTGGAAATCCTATCTTACCTGCAGAAATCATATCGGATATTTCGGTTTCAGTCTTGTTCAAATTTTCGCCTAATACTTTTATGATCGGTACACCTGCCATAGCAAAGTCCTTAACCTCCCTAGCCTGTAATTTCCCTAAGGCTGAAACCTGCCCATAGTTAATAGCAAGTCGTGAGATTGGCACACTCAAACCTGCTGCAACATTTCCAAGTGATTTAAGAGAATCTACGGCTTTATCTGAACTAATCCCCATTGCGATCAATTGCTTGACGTTAGTAGCAATATCAGTAAGCGTAAACGGTGTTTTCAATGACATCTTTACGGCATCGTTCATCATCTTATCGGCTTTCTCTTTGCTACCCAACATGGTTTCAAAGGCAATACTTAATGATTGAATTTCGCCACGTGTTTTCACAATTTGAGTTACAAATTCCTTCGCCTGCTGTACAGAAAATACCGTCGCTATAGTTACGCCTATTTGTTTGAAAGCCTTATCCATTTTAGAACCTTCATTAACAGCTGTTGTGCCTACTCCACGCAGTATGTTTTGCGCTTGTACGGCATCACTTTTGAGTTCTGAATTGTCTAATCCGACACCATAATATATTTTCCCTTTACTTGATTCCATTATGAATTTTTTATTATTTCTTTTAACGCACTTTTGTAATTTTTGTCGCTTTCTTTAATCGTGTCGGCCTTTTCTCTTTCCTCTGCCTTCCTCTTTTTCTTTTCCTCTGCAGGCTCATAAGAAGGAAGGGAGGCGCAATATAGGAGCATATTAGAATAGGTCATTTCGTATAGCACATAATCTAAGGTTAGATTAAATCCCTTTATTACACCTGCTACGACTGCCCATATTGAGTCGTTTTTTTCTTGGTCGCTTTCAGAAGATTGATGTCGTTGAGGGAAGTGGTAATTCCGAAAAAAAAAGCGATTTGCATTGAGTCTAAAAGTCTGTTGAGCATAATGATTAAATCCTGTGGCTGTACATCTGTTAGAATATCCTCTGCTAATTGCTCCTTAGTTATTTCTTGGTCCTTAAAGAGTGAATAAAAACGCTTTAAAAGCGAATTACTTTGCTTCTGTTGCAACTTAATTTGTTTTGCACCTAATATAAGGATAGCCAACACATCACCTATTACATGGCAATCTTTGGCTATATTCAACGACTCATAGACAATATTCTCGCTGTCCATGTCTTGTGGAGGTAATTTAGCAATCTCCTTTGACGCCATAATTAACGTGGCTACACTTGGCTGATTAGCTGTATAGGTTTTATCTCCTACTTTTACATTTATTGGCTTTTGCAGAATTGTATCTGCAACTCTTTTTTCTACATTCATAGTTTTATTTTAATTGATTATTGGAGTGGTGGAGGGATTCGAACCCTCTGGATATGCTAGATTCCTCTATATCCTTCCACTTGCACCACTCGGACTGTTATACTACAGGCTTAAGGTATTGTTTTAATACCGTACCCGTTGCAGGTTTCAATGCGTTAAATGTGTACTTCCATAGAGTACCATCTGCACTTGACCACGATTCAGTAACTTGAACGTTTGCACGATCAATAATAAATCCCTCTACCGTTGTATCTTCTGGGGTCAATCTAACTGTATGTTCTGTTAAAATAACGCCATCGGTATCGGTGATAGGTTTGGTGTCGCCAGACTTTTGGAATAGTTCGAATTCAAACATGTACGTATTAGTACCTGTTCGAAAATCGACACGATCACCACCCTCTTCTTTGGCGTCTGTAGTCGTGCCTGCCGTTGTGGTTAATTTTGCTGTGCCTTCCTTAATCTCTGGCATAGTTTCAAATACTGTTGCAGGTGCTCCATCAATTGATGGTCCGTACTCTACTGTGGGTTTACCCCATGCTAAAACACTCATAATTATTTGTTTTAATTGTTAATAATTTAATATTTCGTAGTTTATTCGAACGTGCACAAAGTGAAAATCATCATCCTCACCTGCAAACGTTTGAATTGTATTGTCTAACAGAAATCTATATTCAGACCCTGCCGTTGTTAGTTCTTTTTCTATGGTTCGATTTGCCTCTATTTCAATCGCTTGACATCGTGCGTAATTCTCACACATCACGCCGTTGACCTCAATATCTGGTACATAAATATTGACCTTAATTAATCCACTCTGCATCTGTGGTGCAATACCCGTTACAAATTGTATGTCCATATCCTCTAATTGAGAATTTCTAGGACGCATACCGTATTGATAAGTACTTCCACTTATCTCACTAGCTAAATAGCTTGTGCGTAGAAGTGTGAACAAATCAGACTGTATTTGTGTGCCACTTTTTTTCAAATTCAAACTCATACTCGTATTCCTATATTTTTTAACATTCTCATTAGCATCGGCTCTGTTCTAATCTCTGCTGAATCAATAACATCATAGTTCATAGCTGATACTTTGGACGCATAATCCATACCTGCTAATAATATGAGTACCATACCTTTTGTATATTTGGCTGACAACTCACTAATAAAAGCATCTACGGACGCCTTAGCCTCTACGCTCTTAGCAACTATATTACGTGATGTTACTACACCATTATCAATAATTAAAAGACCCACAGAACTTCTTAAATTACCCGTTCTATCGTGATAACTTCCAGAGGTGCGAGCAATATTCACGCCTGTTTCACCCACATATTGCATAATCATTAAGACTTGCTTATTGATCACTTCAATTTGTTGGTTAAGAGACTTACTTATATCGCTCATTGAGGTCTTTTGTTTTATTGGCATATTATACGATTATTTTCATCATATTTAACTCACGCAAAATATCTACTCGAATAACAACATATTCACCTAGTCGTGATCCGTTATTATCTGACAATTGTATGCTAGTTGGGAATGTCTCATCACTTGGTAATTCAATCAAAATCTCATACGACACATCAACGTAATGATTCCCTTCATCCATGGCTTGCATATTCATCTTCGCGTGCCTCTTTTGACATGCTATAGATTCGCCCCATGTAGTAGTTGAAGTGATAGGAAAACCCGTTGTTTCATCTATTTGAGAGTCTGCTGACGCCTCCTTGTAACGAATAGAACCATTAACTATAATCATACTCGATGTCCTTTATATCCATAAATAGTGCCCAATGGATCGCCGTATTTTGATGCTAAATAAGACGCATCATTTCTAAGCTTAACCCTTTGTGCATCCGTAAACGAATAATCAATACCTTCTTGGGTTACATCTGGAGCATTTGAAAGCCAAATTAAAACATCTGATTTAGCTAGATTATAGGCATCTGTTGCCCTTATCTCTGTTGTTATATCTATGGTGCTATCAAGCCCCCGACTCTCGGCAATGTTCGTTAAAACATTGCTAGAGAGTGGGTAGGCATTAATTGCTGATAGTGATTGAATAATAGTCATGACTATATAGAGGTTGTTTTGTCTGCCGTTAACATATAAATGTCACTTGGCGAATCAATTACAGGAAGGGCAAACGCTTGACCATCCGTAAACTCACGGTAAGGGTTCGTTTCGGAGTACTTACTAATCAATGTACCCTGTGTACCTGCTTCATACATAACGCCTGCTACAGGATTAGAAGCCTCTACAGCATCGGACCATACAACACGACCTACTACGTTATCATATAGGAATAGTACGTTTGCTTGTTCCCAAGGCTTAACAGACGTTCTAACGCCATTCTTTTCAATTTTCAAAGATGTGTCAACGACGATTAATTTAATGCCAAACTCGCCCTCAATAGCATCAATAAACGCTTGTTTCTGTGGTCTAAATAGATTAGAGCCCGTTGAATTTACGTTAAGATTAATTGAGTTCGCATACAATGTTTGAGCCTGTTTCGTATTTCGCATATAATCGAAATACTTCTTACTCATCATGATAGTAGAGATGCTTGCGCCGTCTTCTGATACTTTATCAAGAACACGGTTAATATCATCAATCGGTACAGCAGTTGCAGGAGTTGACCAAGGGATTTCAGATGTCAATTTGTTGTCATCATCATATCCAAAATCAACACGAATACCCGTACCTTGATTTGTGTTATCCTCCACTAGCATAACACCTGTAGATAGAGCCTGTTGGAACAAGTACTCTTTTCTCATTTCAATACCCTTAATAGTACGGGGTACATCATTAAGTAGTTTACTTGCAATCTCGGACTCTGGAATAGACGTGTTACGTTGCATAGCCTGTAATGTCTTGATATCACTTTCCTTTAGGGATAGAGACATACCAAGCTTTGGAATACGACCAGAGGCTTTAGAATAGGTATCACGTTTTTTGAGTGGAAGTGGTGAATCCATAGCAACTACATCGGCAGAAACAATAGATGTGTTAATTTCAGCAGAACCCCAATTTAGAGATGGTGAATACTCGGTGGTCAACATTTGGTTGTAAAAATATACTTCCTCAGTTGTTTTGCCATTGATTTTCTCAATGATTTTCTTGACAATAGGTGAGAAATATTTCTCTACGATATTGGCAAATAGTGTGGTTTCTTGTGCCATTGTGTTTTTAGATTAAAGGGTTAAAAATTGGATTAATGGAAGCCCTGCCTTAATTGCAGTAGTCAACTCGTATGGACTAGCCACTTCATTAACTGCACCATTAATCATAATAGAAGCCATTGGCATTGCAACCGTTACGGAAGCCACAAGAACGCCAACATAGGTCAAACCCGTTGTGTCCGTTACGTATGTTTCAGTTGTTTCATCAATTTCAAGGGGTTCATAGTCGCCCGTTGTGTCATCCTGCATGATCACATGACCTGCTCGAATAACTTCTACGCCATCTAAGACGTTGGTTGTGTCTAACGTTGCTCCACCGGGAAGGCTAAGCAAGTTCTTGATAATGACGATCGAGTCATTACCATTATCACCTGTGAGTGTGTCATAGGTTAGATTAGCTGTTACGCTCATAATTGTTTGTTTTTAATTGTTAAATACCCATTTTTGTAGCCAAATCATTCACTTCATCCTTAGAAGCTTCCTTACTTGATGGTGTGTTGCTAGTAGACGCACTTCCAAAAACATTGCCTTTGGTTTGCTCAACTGCCACTATATCCTTAGTTTCTTCTGCGATGTCCTTAAGAGTAGAAGCAAACGCTTCATCACTTAAACCCTCTACAGAGACCCTAGAGTATGCTTTTTTCATGCCCTCTGGAAGCTTACTAATAATGCCGTTTAATTGGTCTTTTCGTGTGGAAACAACCTTTGATGTCTTTATGTTCGCGATCTCTTTTGTCAAGCCCTCAATAGTTCCTAACATAGATTTTGCCCAATCTGGCGCATCTTTTGGTGTTTCAATTTTCGCAGGTTGTTCTTCTTTTTTAGGTTCAGATACCCCCTTTATTCGTGCAAGCGTTTCTGCAAGGTCTTTATCTGCCTTTGCTTTTTCGGTACGCAATTTATCTGCATCGGCTTGAAACGCTTTGAGAATTGGCTCGACCCCTACTATTGAGGTTTCGATGTCCTTTTCTTCCTTTACTGTGGTGGCTAGAAAATTAGCCATCTGGTCTAATGTTTGCTCGTTCAACCCTAAGTTTGAGTACTTAGTTTTGATGGCTTTAAAAATATTTTCCTTCATATTGTGATTAATTAATTAATATTCGTTTAGACAAAGATAACAATTATTATACTCAATAAATAGGAATTGCAATATAATTTGCCTATATGGTTTTTGCCCTCTCTAATTTATTTTGCTATTATATTGAAATAATCACTTAAATATTTGGTATATTCAATTTAATAGCGTATCTTTGTTGTGTTGATAAGATAGAGTAGTTCTATTCACAACGAAAAAATTACAATTATGAATCAAAAAGTTGTAACATTGATTGATAACACTACAGAAGTAATTTCTGACTTCAATGAAATAAGCTTAATCGAAAAATATATGGGCCTAGACGCTTCTAACTATTATAGTAAACGTTTTAAAGAGATTGCAGGAAGTAATTCAAAACCTATAGACCTCGCAGTAGATTGTGCTACTGATGAATTAAAAGGACATATATTTGGGATCACAAACACAGTCCTTGAATATATAGAAGTCCTCAAAAAACAGATAGAAGATATTAAGCCTAAAAAACTAGGCAAACAAATTTATGAAACTCTAGCAGAGTTAGATGAATCAATCAAATTTCAATCGGATAATTTTTAAATAAACTAATTATGAAATACGAAAATACGTATATGTCCTTCTTGGTCAACAGACTACAAGAAGCAATCGAAACAGACGATTTGGCAGGAATCGTAAAATTTGCCGATAAGATTAAATCACATGCTAACTATATTGTTAGTGTAAATAAATATGAAAAATAAAATTACAACTATGAAACCAACAAAATTAAACGAGAAAACTATGAAAGGGTTGCGATCTGCAATGCGCAATCCATTATCGAAAAGGGCAAGCAATTTTATGGCTCACTTGGTAGGCCATCTCTCTATGCAATCATTATATGCCTTATCATGCCAAGACGCACAAAACAATAATGGTAAGCCAAAAGATCAAGAATATACCGATATTCAAGTAATCAGTTATTTTATTGATATTATTGATGCTAGCAACTTGAAAGAAGAAGGTCAATTAAAAGACTATGAACTTGATGCACTTAGTGAATACACTGAAAAACACGCTATATCAAAACAACATGCTATTTTATTTCGTGGAAAAGTTTTACAATTAACTTTAACAAGTCCTAAAAATACAACACGTTTCATGTGTGAGAATTCAACATGTTCAATGTGTGCGCTTGGCGAAAGGTGTAATTGTAGAAGATTGTGCATGGATCAAGATTTTCCAACAGCATATAATTCATACAATTGTTATTTTAAAGAATTATAATAATGAATACAATCAAATTAATCATAGCTGTATTTGCAGTAGTTATGCTTACGGCTTGCGTAAATTGGTACGAATATCCAACCTATGGAAGCGAGTATACAGATGGCTTAGATACGCTTAAAATAACCCCTGTAGGTGTATGGTATGAACTGCAATTAAATGACGTGTGGTCTGCTGATTCTTATCTTAACATTGGCGATCACATCACTTTTGATATTGATTATCACGTAGTTTCTCATACAATTAAAGAAAATCAATACAATTCAATAACACTCAATCAAACAACTTACTATTTAATAAAATAACCATGAAAAACAAAGTAACTAAAAATCAAAAGAGAGCGACTGTAATCATCTTTATAGGGCTATTAATCCTATTGATTACCTTGTGTGTTATGTTCACAAAAGTGCTTACAATCATAGCATTGAGCCTCATAGGGCTATCTATATTGTTTCAAATAGCCAATGAATTTTACACTAACAAATATTATAAAAACGATAAGAAATGAAAAGTAGATTAGAGTACATTACAACAATTATAGACGGCTTCTTTAACGAAGATAAGGCTATAACACTAAGAGACATCAAATTCATCAAAAGCGAACTTGACGATATATCTAGCGATTTCAATAATTGTTCCCTACTATTGGGTGGAACAAAGAAACGAAGAATTGCATCAAATCAATGGAATATAGTCGAACACAAATGGATGCAAGCTATTAACGGTATAACTATTACAGAAACAGTCTCGGAAGAAATAAAAGACCTAATAAAATTATTATGAACACATACTCAAAAGAAATGGAGTATCTTTTGAAGGATATTAACGAAGATTTGAACTATATCAAGACAACGGAGAATATGCCAATAGAGGAACTAATATACCATTCTGGACGGCTTAACAAAAACACAAAGGAATACTTGCAATGTGTTAAAGATAATCAATTAAATAAATAACTATGGAATTAAATAACGACGCAAAACGGTTTGTAAAGGCTTGTAAGGAACACGCTTTTTTGTTCCTTAATATCGAGCGTATGAGCGCTAATACCCTATCATATGAGATTGTATCGCAATATAGGGCACATAAGACTAACAAGCCTAGAATAAATAATTATACTATAATTTTAAATTTGCACAAAAGGTATGATTGGCATAATAACGATATAACTGATTATCCAGAAAGAAAAATCAATCTGGATCACATTAAATTATTCAAAATAAACGAACAAACTTGCACCATTAGACTAGGTCGATGGTTCGATTAAAACAAATAACATGAAGAAATACATCTATATCCTTGAATTTAAGGAGTCAAAAAAAACAGAATGCTACAGTAGTTTAGCATCAATTTACCTACACCACCACAAGAAAGAGATAGGGATAAGCTTACCATCATTGTGGAATAACAAAATAACGGTAGATAATCCATATAGCAACAAAATAATTTCGATCACTAAAAAAGAGGTGTTCTCAAAACCAAATGTAAAAAACAATGAAAAATAAAATCAAACCAGACTTTACAGAAAAAATGGCCCTCGCTAATGAATTAGACACGCTATGGGGCATAGTAGACGCAGGGGATGATTATCATGCCCGTTGGTTCAAAATCATAGATGGTAAAGCTTCTGAAATAGGAGTAACCGAATATAGACTAGTCATTGAAGCCAATGGGATTAAGTCCACAGGATATGACCGTAATGGAGTTTCAGAGGTCGTAAAGAATAACACCTCGCCTACTAGTGAATGCGTAGGCAAAAGTATTCATTGGTACGGTGATAAACTGTACAAGGAGTTCACCATTAATAGTGTGAAGTACCTTCAATTAACAGAGAGGGCTATATTTGGACGTTTGGTTAATTATAATGATATGGTAGCCCTATTCGATCATCTAAACAAACGAGCACACGAAAAGAGCGTTTTTTTAAATGTTAGATACTTGCCTGCTCCTACATGGGAGTTTGAATGGAAAAGAATAAGAAACAAATAAAAAGAAGCCCACATATTAAATTATGTGGGCTTTTCTTATTTCAAACCTTTTTCGACATTGCCATATTTAAAGTTGTCCTTGACAAAATACGGCTTGTTTTTCGCCTTAACTATTGCTTCCTTGTGCACATCTATCCAATCATTAAAACCCGTAGGTACTTTAGTTATAGCATTAACGCTCCTTGTGTCTGTCACCTCTCCTGCACCGACTTTGGCCACATCATCGGCTAATTCATCCTCTGTTTTTAAAATTGTGATCACGTGGCAAATACATTGTGGATGCCAACCTGTGAAAATAAAATTCTTTGGATAATCGCCCTTCAGATCGTCGCACATATCATATACGGGGTGTTCGTGTGATAAAACCACCCGTTGACCTACAACAAAATCTAACTCCTGCCATCTCGTGTGGTCTGCCGTTCTGTAAGCAATGTTATTTTCTGTCCTAGCCAATCGCATAGAATTCTTATAAGATGACCTGTAAACGCCCATAGAGGGGTGAAAAGCCTTTGCATTTTTGGATAGGATTAATGCACCATTTTTAAGATCTCGCACCCTCCTAAATAGTTGGTCTGGATATTGCAAATATTGCTTCAATTCCGTAGCCATTACGCTTGCCGACTTGCCTTCTGATAGCCCAACCTCTAAGCCTAGTTCAATCTCTTTTTGAAATTGAGAGTGATACTTCCAAACGTTTTCTGATAATGTCAAACCTCCTATTTTACGTGATAAGAAGGCATTCTTAGCCTCTAGATTGTTATTGAAGTAAGTAGCATATATCTCAGACGAAGGTTTAATAGAGCCACCAAAAACACTATTCACAAGTGCATCGTTTTTAGTATTCGATAAATCCCACGACTCATTTACACCATTGACTATTAATAGGTTTAGATCCTTCTTAAAATTGGTCTCAATGGTCTTTGCCCTAGCCTTTGTGATCGGGTAATTATCAAAAGAAAACACCTTAGACGCGCTTAAATTAGGTATAGACGTGCCCAACTCTGCATATTCCTTGATATAGGAATTATACAAAGCAATGATAGCTTTTTTCATTTTGTTATCATTTGCCAAATGTTGGAGTTCATATTTATTCATAATTTCTTGAATAATTTACATTGTGGCATATCGAGCATTTTCGCCCATTCTGACTTTTTGCATAAGCACATAAAATTGTTACCATTGCAATCTTCCTCATAGTCTCCGTAATGATACACGCAATCTCTACAATGATATTCTGTTTGTTTTGTTTTCTTTGCCATATTATAAATCTAACTTTAATTCATTATCGACCTCTTTATTAATTAATCCTCTCAATATATGAGCAATCACATCAACTGTCCACCCATTACCTAACATCTTGTATCGTTGTGAATTAGATACACACTTAGTGTAATTGTCGGGCACTGTTTGAAGTCGTTCGCATTCGATAGGTGTTAGCTTGCGATAGTGTATCCCGTTAACACACTGGTACTTCGCCTTCTTAACACTGTCACACTCGTTAACATAGAAGGTTGTCTCCTTCGCCATAAGGCAATGAGATTTGTCTTTCATTCTTCGACCTCGTCTAGTTTTAGATTTTATGTGTTCCAGATCGAATAGTTCACCAGGTTTAATTGTTGCATATCCTTTTTTAGTAGCTTCTTTAACCAAAATTTTATTACCTTCTCTTGTAATATTCCCTCTATACTCGGACACTAAAGCAGGAAATTTTCCATCTGTTGAATAAACTCTATTTTGCTGAAATGGTTGTTTACCTCCACTTTCTTTTGAAGGGTTTATTTGAACGATTTGCCCAATACTTTTATTAAAATACCTCTTACGCATATAGGGTTGACTACCTGTTATAGAATCGTATCTGCTTGTTAAGCATAAAGATTTGTCTCTATCCACCTCACCACTATCAAGTATATCCTTTAAGATTATACCCTTGTCCTTAGGTTCACTAACGAACCAATTAAACCAATAGTAGCGTTGTCTATTCTGTGCTGATAACAAACTTGAATTAATAAACATAGGTTTAACCTGAAGCATCTGACTTATAACGTTCATATATTCTTTCTTCATCTTTACATTTTCAAGTAGAAACTTCACCTTAGGGTTAACCTCTTTGATATGGTTAAGGATAGCGACATATTCAAAAAAGAGAACACTTCTAGGGTCATTAAAGGCAAGCTGTTTACCTGCAAAGGAAAAACCTTGGCATGGTGAACCCCCTATCAATAAATCAATAGATGCCCAATCTATAGTCCATTCACGCCATTTTATTACATCGCCTAAACGGACTATATCGGGATAATTATCTTCACTTACTTGTATTGAATACTTATCAATCTCGCTAGCATAGTAGGTCTTTACATCTATTCCAGAGCGTTCTAAAGCTATTCTTCCACAACTCATACCATCGAACAAACTCAAAACATTAATCTTTTTCTTCATAATTATAATTTTGATTGCAATATAGTGAATTATAGCGAGAATGCCAAATAAAAAGTGTTAATTATTGCATTAAAACATCTTCCATATCATCACTTTTAATAGCCTTAATCGTGTTCCCTGGATCAACTGATATACCAAGCTTTTCGACTGCCTCACGTTGCGACATAATGGCCTTTCCACCTGTTGCAGTAGTGAGCGTGTTCACCATATCCGTTAATTCTGAAATCATAAATGGAGTGATAACGTTTTCAACATTCAAGCTGTCGATCGCACTTGCTTGACTAGGTGCAATGATTTTTGCCCAAGCTTTAACGACCATCATTTCACGATCAAAGAACTCACCAAGACGTCCAGATTCAGTTGTAACCTTCAATATGGCATCAATGAACATTTGCTTTCTTGCTTCTCCAGATAGTGGTATTTCCTTCATTTTGGCAAACGAAATATCTGGTAGTTGTAAATCAGTGAAGAAACTTTGATCAAGCTTTTCAAGGTGCAATTTTAACGATTCTGTAGCCTGCTCCCAAGTAACATATTCTGCCTTTGAACCAACAGGAAATTGTAAAACATTTTTAAATGATTGCTTTTCATTGTCCTCTTTCGGACTTCCTGTTTCCTCATCTGCAAGGACCACGAACACAGGACGGCTATTTTTACGAATATAATTACCGTTCCTTGACATTGCCCATTCTGATTCATTAACGGTGGTTGTCTTATCCTCCCAAATAGGCTCATTACGGTGCATATAAATGGTTGGATTCTTAGCCATCTTAATTTCCTCATCCACTACTCGTTCCCAATCAGTAATTTTTCTCCATCTGATGTGCCTATTGGTCGTATAGGTGTCGAAATAGTGGATAATATCACCATCTACAGCCCTATCGGATGCAATAGATAAAGCTATATAATCATCATTCTCATCGAACAATGGATATAACTTGCAACCATTCATAGGTGAATATGTGCGTGTTCTAATCTTTAATGCACTATTAATACCATAGTGTGTGTTCTGTTCAATAACAGCATACCACAGCGTTGCAACCTCACAGGAGGCGAAATACATCTTACCCCTCTCCATATTCATTGCATTGATACGATTCTTCAAGTAAATCTTTTCGATCAACTGACTTGCGTTCATCTCTGCATCATTTGTCGGGTGGTATTTTCGATTAACAGGGATGCCAAAACATAATCCTGTCATTCGATTAACTGCCAACTTCTGCAATGACCTAGTAACCCTTGTTACGGGCTCTAATATTCCATCTTCTGTTATATCTGGATACTTTGCCCTGTCCATCACTTCATGCTCTCTAGGGTCGTATTCCTTGCGTAAATCGCTCCATTTAGGAACAAATATACACTTCTCTTTTAGATTGTCAATAATTACCTCATCGGTCTGATTGTCATCCAAAATGGTCTCAATGTCTTGTGCCATAATTATTTATTTATTCGTTTAATTAATATTCTAAAATACATACATTTTCCATTAATACATAAATCTTTTTCATTATCACCTTTTCTAAATTTAATAATTTCAAATTGTTCTGGATTATAATTTGTAAGAAATGTTATTGGAACACCCATAACTTTATCATAATCATAAGGTATATCTTTAACATTATCTATATTTATCGCATCATAATTATCATAATTTTCATAAACCTCTTTATAATAATTTTTTGTTAATTCAATAAAATCATTTTCTTCACATTCTAAATTTGTAAACCAACATATATTACCAAACTTTTTTGGTTCACCATTAGGCTGTATAAACGTTTTAGGGTGTGTTTTACCCAACCATACTTTATTGTCTTTAATTAACTTGAACGTTTCTTTATAGGTGATAGCATTCATATTTCCAATAATTAAAAATTCTTTATTATAACTATTAATTATATCAATGAACTCCCTAAATAAACTAAACGGTGGATTTGTTACAATTATATCACTATCCATTAACTTTATAATAGCTTCATCACTTCTAAAGTCTATTGGTATTCCTGTATAATTTAATCCTTTTAATCCTAACTCTTCATAATTATCTTTAAAATACTTCACAAAATTACTATACTTGCTATCACAATTACAATAAATTATTTTGTCTTTAAATTGGTCTTTATAATGTTCCATTTCTTTTTCGATGTCTTCATACTGTGTATAAAATTCATCGTTTTTAGCCTTTCTGGCGTTTCGTAAATTACTATTTTCCATCTTATACTAATTTTGATATTTTTGATAAATTCATTTTGCGCCTACTGCCTCCTAAAATCTCACTATAAATAACATAACGTGTTGCATCAATAGCGTGGTTATAATCATCTATAGGCTCGTTAAGCCACTTACCGTTTCGATCTTGCATATACGTGTAATATTTAAATTCCTTGATTACGTTAAGGCTTCTCTTGGTTACGTATATATCATATTCAAGCATCTTTGAAAGTCCTGCCATAATTGACCCTGCAGGCTTCTTGACGGAGTGGATATTTAAACCTGCGTTATATATTTCAGAAACCAACCGAGGATCTGCACTCTCTGAAATAATCTTGCGACCGTTAGCCTTTTCTTTAAGTGCTTTAATGATGTCCTTAGCGAGCATTTGAGTTGCATATATATCTTCATCGATGTACAGCTTGTCGCCCTCTATAGCCACGTGAACGCCTGCTGTGGGGTCATTCGTAAAACCGTAATCTATCCCTTCACGATGCCACTTAATGTGCTCGGGTATTTCCTCGACTAAGGTGATATGCTTGAATATAAGCCCTTCTACGACACACCTAAGACCTAAGCCGTATATCTGCCATAGTGATTTGTTCTTGTGCTCTAGACTCTCAATCTCATCTATTACATCCTGTTCAAGAAATGGATTATCTTTATATGTTGTTATTTGGTGAACACATCGAGGGTCTTTGTTAACGTCTGTTTCGATCCAATGGTCCTCTGGAAACGAAGGGTTATAATCAATAATGGTGAACAACGTAGTACGCAATCTAAGCTGTGTCCACGCCATAAAAGATATCTCATTTGCCTCATTGCAAAATAGAATATCCCTTTTCCTTCCCCTTATCTTCTGCTCATCATCGGTAGAGAAAAATTCAACAAAACTACCATTTGCAAAGTGATATGTTAAATCCCCTAAGTTTAAGCATTTTCGGTCAAAAACTCCAAACTTATAAAGTATCTCAATAAAATCAATATAAACAGAACCTTTGATAGACGGGAGTGTTTTACGGACGATTGAGAGCCTTATATTCTTGTGTGATAACAAGTAACCAACCAACCAAATAAGCGTGTTGTAGGTCTTAGATGAACGTGTAGAGCCTTGCAATGATACAATTTTCTTACCACCATCCATCGCACCTTGAATAACATTATAAACTTTGGTTGTCTGGACTGTTGGCATTAATCCTCCTCTTTTGCTATTTTATTGATATTGTCGATAACTTCAATCTTAATCGGTTCGGCTACTAATGGTTTTCCTCCTTTGCCTGTTAATTCTTGGAATTGCTTGTTTTTCCAATTGTCTGGGTCTCCATTCGTTAACGTGAAAATAACTGACGCTGTGTCTGGTTGAATATGTTTTTTTATACTCGTTTGCTCTTTAATTCTTGGAATAACTTTACCATCCTTATCTTTTTCTTTGCTTGGAACGGTCGTGGTCCTTGTTTCGGTTACTGTATAGCCTTGAATTTTTTTTAATAGACTATTCTTCGCCTCGGTAACGAAAAACTCCATACGCTCCTCATTTGCTAAGTCTAAGGCTTCTTTGAATTTTGGATATTTGTGTATCCAATCGTAAAAAGTGTTACGGGTTAGTCCTACCATTTTGCAAACTTGAGTAACTGTATAAGAATCTGAACGAAAATAATCTAATATCTTGTTTACTGTTTTCTTGTTGTATGTTGCCATCTTTTGTCCATTTTTTGTAATATTTGTATTAAATCGAATATAATCACACATGTTTAGGATAACGCCCTTTTATTGACTTCCTTCCTTTATCTGGATTGTGAATATTCAATGTTGTAGCTTCATTCAAAGTAACGTGATACTGTTCACGCCCTCTAGCATCTTCGCTGTCTACTTCTTCTACGACTTTCATAATAGGCTGTAGATGCTTACTGTGGAGCATTTCAAGCCATTTCCTTTTTAATGTAAGCGTTTTATCAAGTTTTTTAACATGTTGCTTATATCGTGTTTCTGGGTGTTTTGTCTTGCCTACATATTTAACTTCTCCATCAATGGGACATACTAAATAATAAATATACTCTTTCATAATCTAATGTTTAAAACGCGTTGATATTCGTGTAATTTCTTTGTTTTGTTTTCTTCTTTCTTGATTTGAACACTTTCTCCAAACATTTTCCGTAAAAATAACGTGTCTTGTTTTTCGGAAAATAACGTTCTTCTTCCGCTCTGTCCGCCCTCCATAGTAAACGTAGAGTCGTTTTTTTGGGCGAAATGATACCTCTTATCAATAAAGCAATAACGGTTATAGTAAGCATTCAAAAGGTTAATCCAATGCGATTCACAAGCGACTGTACGTTTATCAAAATATAAGTGTTTGTTTTTATTCAACCCAAAAGCGCAACCATTAATATAACCTTTTAACATAAATGGCTTATGCTGATTATAATGAGTAGGCGAAGGATCGTTATTAAAACCATACAATGAAGCGTTTATTTGCTTTGCTTGATATTGTGTGTCATAAATCAATTGCTCAACCTCCATAGGTCCTAATTTGCTTTTATCGGTTACATATAGCCTATTAACTGAAACTATATCATCATCAATAAAAAACACATCTTCAAACTTATCATAAGCGTATTGCCTTATTTTTGAAAGATTATCAAGGTTTGGATGCGTGATCACTTCAAAGCCAATATCTTTATATTGCTCTTTTTCATCCTCTGCAACCAAAACAATCATATTATTAACGTTGGTGCAAAAAATATTGCTTCGTTTTCTTGATGGACAAATTATTTTCATTTGATTAATTTTCTAAGATTTTCAACTGATATTACATTTGTTTTTCTTTCTTTGCCATCACCACTTTGAGAAACATAATTTTTGTTTAGATCGAACAAATCACGAATGAAATTTTCATCAATCGTATTATTACAAACAATAACAAAACATTCATTGTTTTCAAAGAAATTAGGGACAATCGGTAATTCACAATTTTTGTCGGTTATTTCCTCTATCTCTTTTTCAAATTCATCTTCTTTCTTTTCAAAATCATCTAAAGCACTTTCAGTATTCACTCCCCATATATCGGTGTCAATATCAAATTCGCTTGCAACTTCTTCAAGAACTTTATCATTCCAATTTAGATTAACCGATGCTGTTGCATTATCTGCTAAAGCCAATTCACGCCCCTTTGCGCTGTCTAAATCAATATCCATGCGTTTAACTGCTATCAATTCATCACCAACAGTTTCAATAATTCGAACATTATTTAAACCTATGCTTTTGGATGAATCAACTATTCCATTTCCTGCTATTATACGGTTATTTTTGTTAACTAAAATACTTCTACCTAAACCAAATTTACGCACGCTATTTTCGAGTAGAGATGTTCCAAATTCGGTATGCAAGTTGAAATTTTTGTCATCTGGAATTAAATCTGATAACGTTGCTTTTGTTGTTTTCTTATCTTCCATATATTAACTTATTTTATATAGTTACAACCAAAGATACAAAAATAAATCAAGGAATACACCATATAATACAATAATTTGTATTTATACGATATACTCCTTGTAATTTTTTATTTATTTCCTTATATCAATTGTTCTCTTGATTACTTCAATTGCTTCATTTGAACAGATGTTTTGAGGGGTGAATTTTAACACAACCCAACCCAGTGCAGTTGCTTCGTTGAATTTCTCCATGTCATTAATATAGCCCTGTGGGTGGTTGTGTCTTCCACTTATCCAAATCCCTCCATCTTGTTCAATTGCTATCTTAAGCGAAGGTATAGCGTAATCAAATCGCCACTTTCTTATCGGGTGAAATTTAAATTCTTTGACTATATCAAGCTTAAATACGCTCTTGCAAATGATGCAAAACATATCCTTTTTAGGCTTTGTAGGGCGTTTTGGAGGCTTTATTTTCTTTATCATGTGATTGTATTAAAAAACTACCATACCGTTGACATTAACGATATGGTAGTTGGTTGTTTATACTATTGTCGTAAAACTAAGTTTTGTAAGTTCTTTTAAAACATCAAGTTTGGTTTGTGGGTCAGTATTATGATGATGATATAACTCTAGATACATT